GATGCGCTTGATCTCCTCGTCGAGCTCTTCCTCTGGTACCAGACCGAGGCGGCGCACGATGGTTCTGCGGCTGGCGACTGCCTTGCCGTTCGTTGCTGCGACTCCGTCCTTGATGTCGTCGCTCATGCTGTTGATCTGGTATGGGGTGATAACGTTCTCGACTCCCAAGCTGTCGAAGGCTCCGGCGAGCTTCGGGAACATGATCTTGCAAAATGCCCGGACGACGTTCACTTCCCTGTCGAAGAACTCGATCCAGTCTCCGCTCTCGTCCGTCACCTTCATCTGGCAATCGATGAAGAGCATCTTTCTGGCCTCTCCGCTCATCGGCGTTGCTTTCATCTGTTCCATGCTCATATCCGGGAGCTGGAGCGTCGTGTGGATGTTGCGGCGCAGCTCCTCTGTGTGGAACTTCAAGGCATCGACGGCTTGATCCCATGTTGCATACCCGGCCTTGTCGTCCTTTCCGTAGCGGAGGATGTTGCGTCCGGCGTTGTCGTCTGCTGGCTCGTTGCCGTGCTTCACCTTCTGCTTGTCCGTGTACTCCACCCATGTTGGTCTGCTGTTCTTGCGCAGGTAGTTGCCGTTGCGGGATTGTGCCCACTCGAGCTCGTATCCGTTGTCGCTCTGGTCTTCCCAGATCGGCTCCGGCCTGTACAGGTAGATGCCTTGGATCTTCTCGATGGTGATCGGCTCCGGTGGCGTGTCTTCCTCCCAATCCGTCCCGGCTGTCGCCTGCTGCCTCCATCTGTAGTGGGCGTCTTCCGTGTAGGTGTCGAAGTAGTTGATCTTGTTCTGGCCGTCGTATCTGCTGTATGCGATGGAGAGTGCTATCATGTCGTCGTATTCGTCGAAGAGGGGGTACAATTCGTCCCCGTCCATCGGGCTGTATGTCCTGCAGCGGAGCTTGAGCTTGCTCTTCTGTCCTGCGTATTCGGTGTCCTGCTTCTGTGCAAACCAGATGGTGACGATCTCGCAGGATGCGAATGCCTTGTGAGCTCGCTTGATGTTCACGCTGTTGATGTGGTTCTTCTTGAAGATGGCCTCCATGCATGCTGCAGCCTTATTTTCGTCGTCTGTCGCTGCTGTGTAGATTCGCTTCACGGGGATGGTGAACATCAGCTCCTTCATCCTCTTGCATGCCTGCTTCTGGACGGCATAGGTTATTCGGGTCATCTTCTCGACCTTCCCCTTCTTGACCTTGTCCTTGTAGTTCTTGTCTGAGTAGACGGGGTGCTTCTTGGGGTCGTACTCTTTTTCGAGCGTCGCCCATGCTGGCACCTCGATGGTTTTCTTTTTGAGGTCGCCGATGATCTCCCCGGCTGGCCTGTCCTTTCGGATGATCTCTGTGATTGGTGGCATCTTTTTTTACTCCTTATGTTTGGGTGTTTAATAAACTGCGTCTTCTGTCTCTTCGATCTCTTCTTCCGTGATTTCGGAGACGTTGCCTCCGAATCTCTCCACGACTCCTGTTGTTGCGTCCGGTGCGTCGTCGTGCTCGTTGCGTCCTTCCTTGCGGTAGCTGCTCATGGCTGCGTAGTACTGGGGGTACATCGTTTCCCATCCGTCCGGGAAGGCTACCATGTTCATCACCTCTGCGCTGTGGCTGAAGATGCGGACGAGCTTGTTCTCCGTCTGGGTGAAGTCCTCGAAGGTCATCTTCCAGTTGCCCAGCTGCCGGACATGCTTCTCCACGTTCCTTCTGAATCCACGGCCTCCGTTGTTGGCCTCTATGACGACTATCTGGGTTCCGTTCCTCACCAGCATGCGTGCTGTCTCTGGTTCCGTGTACTCCATGCTCTTGTTCGTGAAGAGTATGTCGGTGACGTAGCAGCCGCTCTCGAATTCGTCGTAGCAAATGGCGCAGAGGAAATCCTCGCCCGTGTCTGCCGTGTCGATGTACGCCTTTTTGGTCGGCAGGTGCGCCTCGATGGGGATCGTCTGGTATGTCCGGAAGTGCTCGTACATGAGTCCCTCGAGTGGCTTTGGGTTCTGGAGGTACTGCGTCTCGTAGACGTAGCTGTTGGCCATTCGGATCTTCTCCAGTTCCTTGAGGTCGTGCTTGAACGGCCACAATGCCTTCGGGTTTCCTTCCTCGTCTTCCGTGACGCAGGGCAGGCTCACTACCGTCCATTCGTCCGGCTCGATGTCTTGGAGGTATCCGCACAGGTCTCTCTCGTGGAGTCGCTGCATGATGATGATGATCGGGGTGTTCCTCGAGTTGACTCGGTTTCGTATCGTCGTCTCGAATCTTCGGTTCACCCTCTCTCGCACCATGTCGCTGAGTGCGTCCTCCGGCTTGATGGGGTCGTCGATGATGATTGCTCCTGCGAATCTGTACGGCTCCCCGGGTATGTCAACGGCTCCGGCTCCGAATCCGGTTATCTGTCCGAGCGTCGAGGTTGCGTAGACGCCTCCTCCCTGCTCTGTGTCCCATCGGTTCTTGGTGTCAGATCCGTATTTTATCCTTGTCGTGAACAGCTGCTGGTATGCCTCGCTGTTGATAATGTCCTTTATCGCTACGCTGTTGTCCATTGCCAGTGCGCTGGAGTAGGACAGGTGAATGAAACGGGCGGCGGGGTTGATGGCCAGTCCTTCTGCGATGAAGTTCTTCACGGCCACCTCCGTCTTTCCATATCTTGGTGCAATGTTGATGATGAGCTTCCGGCATTCGCCTGCGAGAACCTTGTCGAGTGCCTCGCATATCGCCTTGTGGTGATCGCCCACTATGAACTTCTTCTTCTCTTTCTCCTTGAAGAAGTAACGGGTGAAGTGCAGGGTGTCCTGCAATGCCCATGCCCTGCGAACCTCCGTGCTTGTCATCCCTTGCATTAGTATTCCTCATCGAGTTCCGCTATCACTTTCTTCGCCTGTTCGGGCGACATCTCCCTCTGGTGTATGGGCTGTCCTCCCGACGTGAGATCCATCTTCTGGGTTGGTGTCCCGTATTGTCTGGATCTCAGCAGGTCTACCGTCTTCGTCTGGCCGTTCTTCATGTCGATGATGATGGCCATTGCGAGGGTTTTCATGTATGCCGGGGTCTCCTCCATCTTTGCCAAGAGCTGGAGGTCTGCGAGCTGGAGTGAGAGGACGCTCTTCTCGATGGTGTTGATCTCGTCGATGCTGAGTGCCTCCGATTTCTTGATGCTTCCTTTGGGCAGCACCTGTTTGAGCAGGGCGGTGACCCTGTTCTTCTTGCGGCCAGCTGGGTTTCCGCTTTGGCCGGGCTGGAACCTTCCCTTCTCGAGGTTGGCCAGCTGTGCTGGTGTCATGTTCTCTGGTTTCGGCATCTCTTATCACTCTTTTGTTTCTTCCTTCCCTTCGTGGATGTTGCCAAGGAGGACGGCCTTCATCCCGGTGAGCTCTTCCCATCGCTTGATGATGACGTCCACGTATATCGGCTCGAATTCAACCATTCGGCATTTCCTGTGCAGCTGCTCTGCTGCGATTAGCGTAGTTCCGGATCCTCCGAAGATGTCCAGTACGATGTCCTTGCGTCGGCTGCTGTTGCTGATCAGCTTTCCGATCAGCGGTACTGGCTTCATCGTCGGGTGGTCTGGGTTGCGTGCTGGCTTGTCGCAGTCTATGACGGTGGTTGGTACCTCCTGCTGGATGAAGATCTTCTCGAGGATGGCCTTCATCTCTGCCTTGCTCAGCTTCTCGAGATCCTGTTCCTTCTCGATGACGGTTGCGAGGTTGCGCTTGTTGGTGAAGTAGTGCGCTGCTCCGTCCTTCCATCCGTACAGGCATGGCTCGTGCTTCCACTGGTAGTCCTGCCTGCCAAGTGTGAAGCTGTTCTTGTTCCATATGAGGCACTGGCGTGTCTGCCATCCTGTCTGCTGGGCTGCTGTTCTGAAGTTGTAGCCTTGGTTGTCTGCGTGCCAGATGTAGAACGATGCGCCGGGCTTCATGGCGTTGTTTGCGTTGCGGAAGGTGTCGGTGAGGAAGGCCACGAATGCGGCGTCTGCCATGTTGTCGTTGGTGATCTTCTCGTGGTTCTTGGCCTCGTAGTTCACGTTGTATGGCGGGTCTGTGACGAGGAGGTCTGCCTGTTCCCCGTCCATCAAGGCTTCGATGTACATGTCCTTCGTGGAGTCTCCGCAGATGAGCCTGTGCTCTCCGAGGCGGTAGATGTCTCCGTCCCGGCTTGTGGCCTTCTTCGGGGTGTTGGCCGATACGTCGAAGTTGTCGTCTTCTGCATCCTCCTCCTCGCTGTCCTTCGGGTCGTCGATATCTGGGATGTCGATGGCTGCTGCCTCCAGAAGCTCCTCCTCCCATTCGTTGAGCAGGTCGTCGATGTCCCACTCTCCGAAGCTGGAGTTGTCCTTGAGGATGAATGCCTTGATCTGGTCTTTCGTGAATCCTTCCGGTACCACGGTGCAGATGGCTTCCGTGTGGCCGAGCTCCTTCATTGCCCGGAGCCTCATGTTTCCTCCGATGACCACAAATGAATCGCCCTGCGGGACTACGATGAGTTCTCGCAGGGTTAGCATTTCCGGGTTGTCCTTGATGCTCTGGAGGAGCTTCCGGTATTTGTTGTCCCGGATGAATCTCGGGTTTTTGGGGATGCCCTCTATCTGGCCGTTGTTAGGCTGCAGCTTCGTTATTGGGATCCGTTGCTTTTGTAAGATCTTCAGTTCTTCCATTTATGCTGTTTCTTTTGTTCGCTTGAAAAATGCCGGAGGCGATCTGCGCTATCAGATTCCCGGGAGGCCGTCAATGAAAGGAGGATTTTTCGTGTGGGCTGGCCTGTGTGTCCCGGGCGGTCATACCGCACCTCCGGTCTTGTTTCTTAGAATGGCGTGCCGAGTGCTTCCTGCGTGTATGCCGCAGTGTTGAATCTCCGGCTGGAGGCTTTCGTCTTACCTTTTCGGTTGATGCCTCCGAGTCTTCTCTGGTTGTTGCTGTACTTGTCGCC